CTCTAGACCACATAAGGGGTAAAAACCCCAAGGAACAGCGTTCCTTCCAACCAAAACCCAACTACTGACTAGATTGTCTTTAGATATTAGGGTTTGCATTGTAGCTCACTTACCGTATTTAACCAAAAGGTTATCGGAGATAACTGGTTAAGAAAGTAAGTCCACATATTATATAAAATAAAATACATGAAAAACTTTAGAAAGATTATAATTAAAAATAATTCAATCAATCCTCTGTTGGTACAGGATGGGGTATCTCGTAAAGAGAAATCCTCAAAAGGTCCAACTAGGATAATCTCTTTGAAAAAGAGAGATATATCCAAGCTTTTCATGCCTAATATGCCCAATAACTTATTATTATTAATAAGGTTACTTATTAACATTTTTGGGAATCGTAGCATAGTTCGTAAATTTATTTTCGATGTGGAAAGAATGAGAAAGATTAATGGTTTACCCTTTACAATTAAGTATATGAAAGCCGTAAGACTTTCTATTACTAGATTTGTTTGTGGTAAACCACTTAAAATTAATCATTCTCTGGTTTCAATTACAAACGGTTTTCCTACAAAGTTTCTTTATTTAAAGAGTTTTGTTGCCACATTGCATGGGAAAAGATTAATTAATAGTCTTTTAACCTATACAAGGGCCCTTAAACCTTTAAAGAAAGAAATTCCAGAACCTAAATACAATACAATTACTGATCTTTATAAAGGTAAGGATTATACAATCCCTAATTTTTATATTGAAAAGTTTGTAAAGGAATTTAGACTGAAATCATCTTTACCAAAATATGATAATGATTTACACTATATTAGTAATAAATCTTCTCCATTTGGTAAAGCTACTTTGGGAGGACTTTATGGCCTGTTTTACATGATAAATGTCGCTGCGAAACCTTTAAATTACATGTGTAATTTATTAGGTCATCAATTTGATACTTTATTAAAGCCAGTTTTAGAACTGGTGTATAAAGATCATCGATCCTTTATTATGCCAAAAACAGTCCCTAAAAGTCCAGGAAAACTTTCTATTGTAGAAGACCCTGAGTTAAAACGTAGAGTTATAGCAATGGTTGATTACTATAGCCAATGACTTTTACGTCCTATTCATGACAAATTGTTAAATTTATTAAAACAATTTCCATGTGATAGAACTTTTACTCAGGATCCCTTCCACAAATGGGAAAAGGGTCTCGGAAACAGTTTTTGGTCACTTGACTTAACTGCTGCCACTGACAGATTTCCAATTAACTTACAAGAAAAATTATTATCAAAAATATTTGATTCTAATTTATCTAGTAATTGAAAGGGATTACTCATTGATCGAGGGTATGAAACTCCAGATGGTCAAACTATCTTTTACAAGGTAGGTCAACCGATGGGTGCATATTCGTCATGAGCCGCTTTTAC